ACTTTACAATTTATCGCAACCAGAACTGGTGTCAGTTTTGATGAAGTTGCAGGTTAAGGGGAGAATAAAAAATGGCAAACATTAATGACTTCAAAGCTAAACTTGCAGGCGGTGGCGCTAGAGCCAATCAGTTTAAGGTGACAATGCCTTTTCCTGGTTACGCACAAGTTGGTGGCGAAATAGAAGACCTTGCTTTTTTATGCAGAGCTACATCATTACCAGGTATGACTGTACCTAGTTTTAATGTTCCTTTTAGAGGAAGAGCTGTTAAAATTGCAGGTGATAGAACAATCGAAGACTGGAACATTACTGTACTAAACGATACAAACTTCAAAATCAGAAATGCTTTTGAAAGATGGTCGAATGGTATCAATAACATGACAGATAACGAAGGCTTAACTAATCCAGCGGATTATCAAGTTGACGCATTTGTTGACCAGTTAGATAGAAACGGTGCAACTATTAAGTCATACACTTTAAGAGGTGTATTTCCTACTACAATTGCTCCGATTGAGTTGACATATGACGAAGCGACGGCTATTGAAGAATTTGCCGTTACCTTTGCGTATCAATACTTTGAAACAAATACGACTACCTAGTTAGTTGTATAAATATAATAAAAGTAGAGGTAATTAAATTATGGCTGATTTATTTGGATTTTCTATTACACGGAAAAAGCAACAAGCGGATCCAAAACAAGGCTTTACACAACCACAGGCGGATGATGGTACACAAACTATCGCCGCCGGTGGTTACTTTGGTCAGTATCTTGATATGGAAGGTACTGCTAAGAACGAAGCAGATTTAATTCGTAGATACAGAGAAATCTCACTCCATCCAGAGTGTGATATGGCAATCGAAGATATTATCAACGAAGCCGTTGTAGCTAACGAAATTAAAGAAGCAGTAAAGTTGAATTTGGACAACCTGCCTTATGGCAAAGATGTAAGAAGAAAAATAGAAAACGAGTTTAGTGAAGTATTAAGGTTATTAAACTTTGGTACAAAAGGTCACGATATCTTTAGAAGATGGTATGTTGACGGAAGAGTTTACTATCATAAAGTAATTGATAGAGAACAGACGGCAAGAGGTATTACCGAATTAAGATACATTGACCCACGAAAAATTAAGAAGATTAGAGAAGTAAGAAAGAAACGACCAGATGTTTCTACTCCTCATGGTCTAACAGTTGTAGATGAGTTTGAAGAATACTTCATGTACAATGAAAAAGGTGTCACTAATACGACATCTGGTGGTATTAAGATTGCCGTTGACGCAATCGCATTTGTACCATCAGGATTAATTGACCAAAATAAGAACCAAGTATTATCTTATTTACATAAGGCAATTAAACCAACCAATCAATTAAGAATGATTGAGGACTCGGCAGTTATTTACAGAATTGCTAGAGCACCTGAAAGAAGAATATTTAAGATTGATGTAGGTAATTTACCAAAAGTTAAAGCTGAACAATATCTACGAGATGTTATGGCAAGGTATAGAAATAAACTTGTCTATGACGCTAATACAGGTGAAATCAGAGACGACAGAAACTATATGTCTATGTTAGAAGATTTCTGGTTACCAAGTAGAGAGGGTGGTAGAGGTACAGATATATCTACACTACCAGGCGGACAAAACTTAGGTGAGATTGCAGACATTGAATACTTTAGAGCAAAACTTTATAGAAGTTTAAATGTACCAGTAAGTAGATTAGAAGGAAGTCAAGGTTTTAATCTTGGTCGTTCTACTGAAATTAAAAGAGATGAACTTAAATTTACAAAGTTTGTTCAAAGATTAAGAAAGAAATTTACAGAATTATTTAACGACATACTAAAAACTCAATTGGTATTGAAGAAAATTATTGCTGAGGAAGATTGGCATAATGTCAAAGAAAACCTTAACTATGATTTTTTACAAGATGGTCACTTTGCAGAATTAAAAGATAGTGAATTATTATTGGAAAGATTGAGATTGGCAAATGAAATGCGTGATTATGTTGGTAAATATTTTTCTGTGGAATATGTACGAAAAAATGTACTAAAACAAAACGAGAGAGAAATAGAAGACATTGACAATCAAATTAAAAAAGAGATTGATGATGGTATTATTTCTGCTCCAACAGACGACTTAAATAATAAAATCTAGGAGGATTAGATGAGTGACGGTACTAATAAATTTATTGACGCTTTAGCAACTGGAGACAATGTTGCTGCTGGCGAGGCATTTAAGGACGCTTTAAGAAGTAAAGTGGCTGACAGTCTTGACGCTAAAAGACAAGAGATGGCAGGACACATTTTCAATCAAAACCCGGAAGTAAATAATGGTGCAACTGAATTTTCAGACGCTAAACCAAATGTTGCTGACCCGGCAGATGAGACAAGTAAGATGATTGATACTGACGGACACGAAATAGAGTTTACACCTAATGAGCCAAGTCAAGACCAATAATTATCTATCTAAAGGTATCGACACAGATACCTTTAGAGGGTTACCACCTTTACATAAAGAGGTGGTAAAGGACTTCTTCAAGACAGTTGAAGAAGAGAGTGGTGGTATTATTGATAGAGTTGAAGGAACTATTGAGTTAGTTTCTGATAAACACAATGTCAATACAAGTATATTATATAATTACATAGAAAACGAGGTAGGAGCATAAACATGGCATGGGTCACAGTACCAAATTCTAATAGTATATGGCAATATGAAAATACTGCTACGGCAGCCAATACATATGCAGACGCCCCAGGTACATATTCAGGTGGTATTAGAACTTATACTACTCCTGGAACAGGACAAGTAAATAAAGTTTATGCAAGAACTAGAAAGACCGGCGAAACTATTGAGCGTGGTGAACTTTCTAAAGATTTTCTTGACGCAACACACATAGGATTTTAAATGGCTGATTTAATTACAACACAAACAATAGCAGATACATCTGGTGTTAAGTATGTTACCAAGATGACAAATTTTTCAGACGGCACAGGCGAGAGTTTAGTCACAAAGGTAGACGCAAGTACAACTACATTTATGAGTGAAGATGGTGAGAGAAAAATCAGTAAGATATGGTATTCAATTAACACTACCAATCAAAAGAGTGCGGTAGAGTTATTGTGGGCAGGAACTGGAGAGAACCAAACAGCAGTAATATTAAGTGGGAACGGCTATTGGGACTTTAGAGAAGCAGGTGATGAAGTAAAAAACAATGCTACTAGTGCGACTGGAGATTTACTCTTATCGACTAGGAACTTTGCTAACGGAGACAATTATACGATTATTGTAGAGTTTAGGTAATAAACCTTATAAATAGTACAATAGAGAGAGCAATAATGAAGTTAATATCAGAAGAAATATTAGACGCCGAAACTCTTACAGAAGAGAAAAACGGTAAGAAAGAACACAAAATTAAGGGTGTATTCCTACAATCGGAATTAAAAAACCGTAATGGTCGAGTGTACCCTAAAGCGATTTTAGAGAGAGAAGTAAATCGTTATAACAGAGAATTTATCAATAAGAGTAGAGCATTTGGTGAGTTAGGACATCCTGACGGACCAACTGTAAATCTTGAAAGAGTTTCACATATGATTACGAAACTCTATCCAGATGGTAATAATTTTATTGGTGAAGCAAAAATTATGGATACTCCTTACGGTAAGATTGTAAAAAGTCTTATAGATGAGGGCGCTCAATTGGGCGTTTCAAGTCGAGGTATGGGTTCCGTAATACAAAAGTCCACTGGAAACTATGTAAAGGACGATTTTTACCTAGCAACAGCGGCCGACATTGTGGCGGACCCTAGTGCTCCAGACGCTTTCGTAGAAGGCATTATGGAGAGTAAAGAGTGGGTTTGGGACAATGGCGTATTAGTAGAAAAGGATATTGAAGCATGGAAGAGAGAGATTGAGACTGCCAAAAGAGGGGCAATCGCAGAGGCTAAGGCGTCTGTGTTTAAAAAGTTTCTTCAAAATCTTTAATGTTATAAATATCTATTGAAAAACAAAAATAAAACATATGTTTTTAATTTTAAAAGGGAGAATTCTCAATGGCCGATACAGAAACAAAAATTGAGGCGTTAGAACAAGAAGCGGTAGCTGAGGCAAATGCTCAAGCGGACGCTCCCAAGAAGAATGCTGTAGCGGCTGAAACTTCTCACATTGCTAAAATGAACAATGCTGAAGATTTAGGTCCAGCGGTAGTTAAACCTACTGACAGTAATCCTGACGCAACTAAAAAATCAAAGAAAGTTTCTGACGAAATTAGTGCAACGGCTGATAAGGGCGGTTCACCAGACACAGCAGGTAATCCAGATACGGATGCCGGTGTGACTAAGGTGGCTCATCCAGGTCAAAGTGCTAAAGTCGAAGAAACTAGCTCAGAGGATAAAGACGCTGTAAACGAAGGCGAAATGCCAGCTGGATTGAAAAAATATCTTGACAAAAAAGATGACAAGAAATCTGCTGACGAAGACAAGAAAGAAGACGAAAAGGAAGGATACAAAATGAAGAAAGAAACTTTAGATGTATCTGACCATGTTGAAGCTCTTGTTGCCGGCGAAGCTGATTTATCGGAAGAGTTTAAAACAAAAGCTGCAACTGTTTTTGAAGCTGCTTTGAAATCAAAAATCAAAGAAATTGCTGAAGAAATGGAAACAGACTATAACACTAAATTTGAAGACGAGAGCGCTAAAGTTAAAGCCGAACTAGTTGAAAAAGTGGATTCATACTTGAACTATGTAGTTGAAGAGTGGATGAAAGACAACGAAGTTGCTTTAGAAAGAGGAATCAAAGGCGAGATTGCTGAAGATTTCATCTCTGGTCTAAAAAAACTATTCGAAGACCACTACATTGATGTACCGGACGACAAGTACAATGTACTTGAAGACCAAGCTTCTAAAATTGAAGAATTAGAGAAGAAACTCAATGAAGAGGTAGAGAAGAATGTTAATTTGTCAAAAGACAATGGCGAACAAACTAGAAAATCTATTGTTGCTGAAACAGCAGATAGTTTGACAGATGTTCAAAAGGAAAAATTTGCTAAGTTAACCGAAGAAATTGAGTATTCAAATGCTGAAGACTTTAAAACAAAGGTAGAAACTGTTAAGGAATCTTACTTTGCTGACAAGGCGAAAGCAGATGAACAATTAGATAATGTGGCGGCTGCAGGTGAGACTTCTAACGAAGACTTATCGAATGCTATGGCTGCTTACGCTGCCGCTATAAGCAAAACAAAAGATATTAAGATATCTTAGGTTTAAACAATAAAGGGAGAAAAAAACATGTATCTTTCAGAAACACATGAAAAAAAATGGCAGCCTGTACTGGAGCATCCAGATTTACCAGAAATCAAGGATTCTTACAGACGAGCCGTCACATCAGTTATCTTGGAAAACCAGGAAGCTGCTTTAAAAGAAGACGCTAGTTTTCTTAACGAAGCTGCTCCAACCAACTCAACTGGTTCTGGTGTTGCTAATTGGGATCCAATCCTAATTTCTTTAGTTAGAAGAGCAATGCCAAATCTTATTGCATACGATATCGCAGGTGTACAACCTATGACTGGTCCAACTGGACTTATCTTTGCAATGAGAAGTAGATATACTTCACAAACAGGCGCAGAAGCTATGTTTGACGAAGCAGACACAGACTTTTCAGGTCGAAACGCTGCTGGTTCAAGCACAGATGGTTTCTCTGCTACTGCTAATTCAGGTACTAACCCAGCTGTCTTAAATGACGGTTCACCAGGAACTTATACAACTGGTGGAGCAATGACTACAGCTGCTGCTGAAGCATTGGGTGATGATAGCGGAAACCAATTTGCTGAAATGGCATTCTCAATCGAGAAATCGACTGTGACTGCTAAATCAAGAGCTCTTAAAGCTGAGTACACAATGGAACTCGCTCAAGACCTTAAAGCAATCCACGGTTTAGACGCTGAAACTGAACTTGCAAATATCTTATCTGCTGAAATCCTTGCGGAAATCAACAGAGAAGTTGTAAGAACAATCTACACAAACGCTGAAAAAGGAGCACAAACTGGTAATGTCACAACTGCTGGTATCTTTGATTTAGATACTGATTCCAACGGTCGTTGGTCGGTTGAGAGATTTAAAGGTTTGATGTTCCAAGTAGAGAGAGACGCTAACAGAATTGCACAAAGAACAAGAAGAGGAAAAGGTAACATTATTATCTGTTCTTCAGATGTTGCTAGTGCGCTTCAAATGGCTGGTGTTCTTGACTACACTCCGGCGTTAAACAATAATCTTAATGTTGATGACACAGGCAATACTTTCGCAGGTGTTCTTAACGGCAGATACAAAGTATACATTGACCCGTATAGTGCAAACAGCTCAGCTAAACAATACTACATTGTTGGTTACAAAGGTACTTCACCTTATGACGCTGGTATGTTCTATTGCCCATATGTTCCACTACAAATGGTGAGAGCAGTTGGTCAAGATACTTTCCAACCAAAAATTGGTTTCAAGACTAGATATGGTCTTGTTGCTAACCCATTTGCTGAAAC